GGAACCTCCAGACGTAGGTTTGTGGAGGTCCTAATCTCGGCGTCACCTGCGCGAAGTGGCGAGTCACAAATTCATCTTTTCCAAGCTTTCCACAGGCTGCGGTCGAATAAAACGGGAGCTGAAAGTCGACTTACTGCGGAAAGCTCCATTGAAGTCGCAGACTGCACACTCATTGAGTTCCGCTCAATGATAAGTAAAAATTAACTACAAACTCGCAACCTGAAGTGGGGCCCTGGAGTTTGTGACCATGAATCAACTGTGGTTCGGAGATAATCTCACAATCCTTCGCGAAGAGATTGCAGCAGAGAGTGTCGACCTTGTCTACCTCGATCCTCCATTCAACAGTAACGCGAACTACAATGTTCTTTTTCGCACTCCGGCAGATGAAGCGGCGAGTGCTCAAGTTGAAGCTTTTCGAGACACATGGACATGGGGAGCAGAGGCCCAGTGGGCCTTCGACGAAATAATGCGAGCCGGTGGAAGTATTGCCTCCATCGTGAATGCACTGCACTCAGCATTGGGCGAGAGTGATATGATGGCCTATCTCGTCATGATGGCGCAAAGGCTGCACGAGCTACGACGCGTTCTCAAGCCAACCGGTTCTCTTCTCCTCCACTGCGATCCTACTGCAAGTCATTACCTGAAGATTATTTTGGATGCCATCTTTGGGCCCGAGAGGTTCTCAAATGAGATTATTTGGAAGCGCACGATGGGCAAAGGCCTGATGACGCGGCGCCTCCCGACAAATCATGACGTTATCCTTTGCTATGAAGCGACGGCAGATCGCAAATGGAACGGAGAGAGCCTCTTCATTCCTTATGATTTGGAGAATGTTCCTAAGTCCATAGCAGAGAAATACACAATGGACGACGGCGACGGGCGCCTGTACCAACTCACCAGCCTCATCAACCCCAGTCCTGATCGTCCCAACCTAACATACGAGTTCATGGGTGTGACACGCGTTTGGCGGTGGACACGCGACCGCATGGAGAACGCTCGACAGGCGGGCCTGATCCATCAATCTGCACCAGGTCGCGTGCCGAGACTGAAACGCTATCTCGATGAGCAGCGCGGGATGCCGCTAGGGGACGTTTGGTCCGATATCCCACCGTTGAACTCTCAAGCGCGCGAGCGCCTTGGCTACCCCACTCAGAAGCCAGTTCGCCTTCTTGACCGGCTTATAAAAGCCATGACCGATGAGGGGGATGTCGTGCTTGATCCATTTTGCGGCTGTGGCACCACAGTTGCCGCCGCGCAGAAATCCCAGCGCCATTGGATCGGCATCGACGTCGCCTACCACGCGATCAAGGTGATAGAGGAACGATTGGCCGCATTAACGGGAGGAGCAGAATACGCGCTCGGAGGTATTCCGCGAGACTTCGCAGGTGCTGTGCGCCTCGCTCAACGGGACAAGTATCAATTTCAGTGGTGGGCGAACTACCTTGTCGGGGTGCAGGCCTTAAAGGAAGTCAGGAAGGGGCCAGACAAAGGGATCGACGGCCAAATGTATTTCATGAATGGGCCACGCGGATGGGGACGCATTCTGACATCCGTTAAAGGTGGTCAGCACGTTGGCGCTAAGGATGTACGTGAATTTAAGGCAGTCATCGAGCGTGAGCGGGCTGAGATGGGGCTATTCATTTGCCTCAATCAAGGGACACGCGAGATGAAAGCGGAATCTGCTTCCTTCGGTTTCATAGAGACGGCGCATGGTCACTTGCCGCGTCTGCAGATAGTAGCAGTAGAAGAGTGGTTCAGGGGCGTTCGCCCAGTGCTGCCATCATTGGGGCACGTTTCGCGAGACTTTTTCGAGTCTGAGAACCGCCAGAAGAAATCGAAGGCTCGCCACCCCGATCCGAACGCACCCGAGTTCGCATTCACGTTCACAGGCGGAAAGACCGGGGATGCGGTTGTCCACTTCAATCCTGCCGCCCTGCGGGCACGGGATCCCTCATAGTGAATTTCAAGCAGACCGACCCTCTTCAACCACCGTGGTCACAGTTCGAATTGACAAAGCCTCTTGGAGTTTCAAGCCCAAACTACCAAGTTCTTGCTCTTTGATCGGGAGTACGGTTGCACAGTTTTGCTGCTTAGGCCGCTGCATTACTGAGCTATGGGTTGCAACGCTGTGAACGCGTCCCCAATAGTATTTTTCATATGACGCATAGGCTTTAAAATCTTCAGGTTCCAGCTTGTAATTCCAAAGGCGGCCAATAATGGTGGCGATCCAATCCGCAGCCTGCATGTTTTGATTGAGATAGCTCTCCACCTCGAATGGCGGGCTCAGCAGCCTTTTGACCGGATTGGCTCCGAACATAGTTTTTGCGGCGGTTTCTAGAAGTTCTTTGCGAGATGAGTGCTCATCGACAATTAACACAAAGTTATCGTTGATGCTTTCGCAATAGGAGTTTATCTGACGAAGGGCATTTGCAAACACGGTTGTGTATAGCCCGTTTGCCCTCACGTCTTCAGTGTTTCGAATCTTCTCCCGCCCACAATAGAAGATTTTTCCCTGCGAATTTCTGATCTCGTTGATCAGGCGCAGCATGGAGTTGCGAACCGCAGGATACCTGTCGACCGATGCAGCAGTAAAAAGGTTTGTACCCTTCTTTTCCCACTCATATCCCTGCTTACCTGCCCGCTGGATCTCAACCTCTAAGAGCTCATTTTTCCGCTTCAGGAATCTAGTCGCGAAGGGGCGAACTGCGTTTTCTGGGAGTAAGATACCGGCTAACCCAAAAACTGGGCTAGCGTTATGGCGCGTGTGATCCTTGCCGAAGTAAGGGCCGGCATGGCCGAACTCATCAAGATAAGCGAAGATCATAAACGCGGAAGCCCGCGCCTAAAAAAGCACGGGCCCCTGAATGAGCGCGGCACATCGTCCGCGGCTCCAAAGCCTAAATACGCTAGCCTAGGAAAAGTTGCAAGAGTTCGATGAGAGTTCATTTGGGTGACTTGAGATTCGTTTCTTCAACCAAATACGGCATATGGGGGCTGAGCGGTCAAGGTCCGCGGCGTGGACCGAGCAATCGAATGTCACTGTGCCAGGTTAAAACGGGATCACTAACCCAGGCTAAATACCTCAGCATTATCCGCCCGCTGCCTGATCCCCTTGAACGACGGATGCCGCAGCTTTCCATCCTGCGTCCAGGCCCGATACTCGACCTCAGCCACCAGAATCGGGCGCGTGAACACTGCACTCTTGCGCATGAGCGCCACGGCCGGCTGGTCTGTTACAATCGTGTCGAGCAGCTCGCGCAACTTCGTCGATTCCTGAAACGTCCAGCCTGTGCCGCAGCCTCCGACATAGACGAGCCCCTCACCTTTCTTCGCCGCCAGCAGCATCCGACCAATCGCGCCAGGCATCGTGGATGGCTCGTAGCCGACAATTACGAAGCTGTCGCTGCGAACGCATTTGATCTTCTGCCATTCGGGTCGGCGGCCGGAGTGATAGGGCTTGTCACGGCGCTTGGCGACAATTCCCTCCAGGCCGTGCTCGCAGGCGATCCGGAAAAACTCATCCCCATCCGCCTCGACTTCTTCCGACAGTCGAATGAAACCAGCGCGGCCGGCGACGATGATCGACTCCAGCAGCCGCCTGCGTTCGCTGAGCGGCAGCCGTCGCAGGTCGCGCTCGTCGAGATAGAGGAGATCAAAAGCGAAGTAGAGGATTTCGCGGGGATCGTGCAAGCTCGGCTTCTTACCGAGCGCCCGCTGCAGGAGGCCGAAGTCGGAGCGCCCCTTGTCGTCGAGCACGACCGCCTCGCCGTCGAGGATCATGGTCTCGTGCCCGAGTTGCCGCGCCTCGGTCGAGATCGAGGCAAACCGATCGGTCCAGTCATGTCCGCCCCGCGTGATGATCCGCACCCGGCCCGGCTCGACATGCACCGCCAGCCGGTATCCGTCCCATTTCACCTCGAACGCCCAGTCCCGCCCCTTCGGCGGCTTATCGACGAGCATCGCCACGCAAGGCTCAATCCGCGCCGGCATCGGGTCTGCGGGCGCCTCAGGCGGTTTCTTCGAGGACGATCTGGCCATGCGGCCATTAACGCACAGATCAGCGGAAAGGACGCATTGACTATCAGGCGTATCCGCTCATATCAGGAGCATCAGCGCTGGCGGGCGCCTTTCACGACATGCGGGATATCGACACCTCAAACAAAGGAGGATTCCGCATGCCAGGACCAAAATACGATATTGAAGGTGCAATTTTCATTCGCTTCGCGATGGTCGGCCGCCCGGTCCTGAATGGCCTCGCCGCGAAAGGCCAGCGACGCCGGCGTGATCCACAGTGCTCCATCCTCTTTGCCCGCGACATCGTCACGGCTTTGAGGGCGCAGATCGGCTTTCGGAGGGATGGCGAAGCTGTTGAGGACGCGACCGTGCAGGAATTCCTGCGCGCCGCCATCTGGGAAATACCTGTCGAGGATTGCGCCGTGCTCGTCGGCATTGACGCCACGCCAAGGGACGCAGCGAAGCGGCATATCTCGAAGCGGTTGGCCGAGCGGCTCAAGACGGAATTCGAGATTTTCCATGCCCCCGCTTTCCGTCACGGCGACAGCGGAACCGGACCGTTGGGCCCGAGGGGATAATTTCAAGGCCGGATGAGGGAATGGGAACAATGACGCCGCCGCTGGATTATCTTGGTGCCGCACAATTCCCTCAGCGGCACAGGTCCCCCAGCCTGTTAAGAGTGCCCGCCCTGTCCCCCGGTGCGGGCACTCGCGCTTCCGACGGTGCGCTTGTTCCGCCGCGAGGAGAGCAAGAAAAATGCCCCTCTCGCGGTTAGGCAAGAGAGGCTTCGCGCCCGAGCGTTCGACTTCACAGGCGGGTGGAATTTTCGCGTAGCCACTTTGTGTACGCAAGCACCAGGTGCAAAGTATCGGCTCTTTTCGCTGCGACAATTCAGCGCTCACCTGTATTCGCACTCGGTGCGCTACGAGGCGTTTCTGCAGCGGGTGGAGGCGAACCTGTACGGAAAGCCGGAAAACGCGCGTGCAACGCTGGTGAAACGCACCCCGGCGACAAAGAAAGCGCCCGCTTGTTCGGCGGGCGCTGAGCACCAACTATGAAGGAAAGCATGGATAGCTTATCTCTCATTTGCCGCTTGATCGAGTCACAAGTGGGCCTTTAGAAAGATACTCCATCACCATCTGGCGGTCGGGCCCGATTTCGCGGATCGCCTTGAGCACCTCTTCCTTGGTCTTATTTGTGGCCTTCATGAGGTAGGCAACCTCGTGCTCTTGCGTTGAGACAAACTCGCTGTCGCGGCCCTTCTTCTTGAGATGGTCTGCCATTCTTCCCTCCTTGCACCCCAAAAGAAGGTAGGCAGGATTTATCACCCGGCAAGGTGGTATTAGAGGGGACAAGAAAAAGAGCCCGCAAGGAGGGATAACCAAGGCGGGCTCGAGTTACGGGACCATATCTTTTTGACTGTCGTTGATCGTGACAGAGTAGTTCGTGTTGTCCAGTAAGCTGTTCTGTCTAGCCAGAGTGATCAGGAGCTTGGACAATGCGTCAATATTCGCTGATCATCGACATGATCTCTTCAGGGGACTCATGAACTTGGAACGTCAGGCAGCTCCCGTTATTGGGCGAGAAGGTCACGAGAGTGGTGCGTTGCTGGCCCTCTATCCGCTGGAAGTGCGTAACAGTGTCCATGTTGATGAAAATCGGTCCGTTGCTGCCGTGCAATTCGAGCCACATGGATTGGTCCTCTCTAAAGTTCGTTAGTTAGATTCAAGATAGCACCAAAAGAACCAGGCTGGGGACGGCAACCGGCCGATCCTGACCACCTAGCGAAAAATTCCGCCCCAGTATCACGGGGACCGTTGACTCCCGGCGCAGTGAGAACATAATAAGAACATTCATCGGTGTTGCGGCCGCCAATCTGAAAACCTGTGGGGCAAGGGACTCTTCGCGTGCGCGGAGAAGGAGCCGTCATGTCTGCTGAGAAGCAAACTTCCGAAATCGAGGAATTCGATACGTGGATGGATGAGGTCGCGTCAGCACTTTCCTGGCACCGCGGCGACGCGGAAGCGACAATCCGCACACTGCTCGCCGACTGCAAGCATCTGCGCGAGCAACTGGCATTGGCCCAGATTGCGATGGGCATAGGCTTTACCCGCGGTTGGTCGCCCTGCCCAGAACGACACGACGAGGTGACGAGGTGAGCGACGAGCAAGGCGCGGCCAAGCACGATACGACGCTCTACGTGCACTATTGCGAGCATCCCGACTGCAAGAAATGGGGCGCGTTCGGGTTTGCGATCGGCAAAGCTGAGCCGAACTGGTTCTGTCTCGAGCATCGTCCAGAATGGAAGCCGCGCAATGCCTAGAGCTGGCGCCTGGTGGCTGTCCGAGTTCGTCGGACGCAAGATCCGGATCGAATGCGAATGCGGCGTGAAGAAGCAGTACGACGCCGCTGCGATGCTCAAGCGGATCGGCGACCGCGCTATGCCAACCTTGTTGACGGAATTGGCCGTCGCCAACGGCTGCGGGAAAACGGGGACCAGGTTCTATGATCGTTGTCGACTGGTCTATCAACATGCGCTGCCCGACCAGGACAATAAGCTCTCCCGATGGAACCGGCCGACGGTGCGGCGCCGGCCGGCTCTCCCGAGGAGATCACCTTCGCAAACCTTCCGGAATGGTATGACCTGTTCTGTACTTGCCGCAGATGCGGCCGCGAAAGCCGGATTGATCGGCGCGCGCTGGCACGGCGGTATGGGGCTACGCGACCAATACTCTCCCTCGCACGATATTTGCACTGCACGAAATGCGGCAACAAGGGTGCGAACGTCGTCAAGATTGGCAGGATCGGTAGATGAAGCAACTTTTCTTGACGTCAGCCTTCCTGTGTGCCCACTGCAGCAAGGATTTTCGAATTGGACCACTCAATGATGCGTCGCCGCTATCTGACTGCTGCCCAGATCTTGCTTCTCGCAATTTCACCTGCTCGTGGCGACACCGAAACGATTACGGGGCGCGCGTCAGTTATCGACGGGGACACGATCGAAATCAAAGGCGAGCGCATCCGTCTACACGGGATCGATGCGCCGGAGAGCTGGCAGAAATGCGAAGATGGGGACGGCGGCACCTATCGCTGCGGCAAGGAAGCCGCCTTCGCGCTAGACAGATTTCTTGCCGCTTCTCGCCCTACCCGCTGCCAGGTCGTCGTGCACGATCGATACAAGCGCTTTGTCAGCGTCTGCTTCCGCGCCGACGGTCGCGAGGTCAATCGCTGGCTCGTCGAGAGCGGCAATGCGGTGGATTGGGAAAGATACAGCAAGGGCGCTTACGCGGATGCTCAGGCGTTCGCCCGGTCTCGCGGCGCCGGCGTTTGGCGTGGGCAATTCCAGTTGCCTTGCCAGGCTCGCGCGGAACGAGCGAAGCGCGAGCCTGCTTGTTGAAACGCGCTTCATCGTCGCGTTCTCGCAGCCAAAATGGAACCGGCCCAGCCCCAAAAAATTGAGGGGGAATCCGCCCGCAGTCTGTTGCCAACTCACCAGCGCACGTCTATTTCGTGAAATGCAACGTAAAGATGCGTGTGAGGGATAAATGCCTACGATCAAAGGGAATAACAGCAACAACAAGTTGATCGGCGAAAGTGACGTCTTTGGTGTCACGAATTACATTTATGGCTACGGCGGAAACGACACCCTCACCGGCGGCTTCCAGGCCGACAACTACATCTGGGGCGGCACGGGCAACGACATAATCGACGGGGGTACCGGGCTGAACCGGCTTTACGGCGAGGACGGCGACGACACGATTACGGCTGGCTGGTCAAACGCGGACAGTGAGGCATACGGGGGAGCAGGCAACGATAGATTGATCGCCGGAGACAGTGGCGTCTATCTCGATGGTGGCACCGGTGTGGACGTCATGGATGGCGGCGCTGGCGCTGACATCTATATCGTCGATAACGCCAAGGACCAGATCATTGAAGATTGGGTCCCCGAATACGACAATCAGGCGAATCCGACTGACACCGTTCGCGCGAGCGCATCCTATACGCTCGGCGCCGAAGCCCGCATCGAGCTTTTCGAGACCACCAAGAGTTCTGGCACCGCCGCGATAAATCTCACTGGCAACAGCGTCTCCCAGACGATTAAAGGAAACGCCGGCGCCAACACGCTCGATGGCAAGAGCGGGAATGATACCCTCGTTGGCGGCCTGGGTGCCGACAAACTCATCGGAGGAATCGGAACTGACACCGCCAGCTATGAGGCCTTTGTAGCCGGACTTGTCGCGAACCTGACCACGCCCTCTGCTAACACAGGTGAAGCTGCCGGCGATACGTTCAGTTCGGTCGAGAACCTCACCGGCTCGCGCTTCGATGACCGGCTTTACGGCGACGGAGCAAACAACAGGCTCGTCGGAGGCTCAGGCAACGACTACCTCTCCAGCATCGCGGGCCAAGACGTGATTAAAGGTGAGAGCGGGAACGACAAACTCAACGGCGGCGCAGGCAATGACATTCTGGTGGGCGGAAGCGGAAACGATGTCTTCGTCTTCACGTCTGCACTCGGATCAACGAACGTCGATCGGATCACGGACTTCAACGTGCCGTATGACTCCGTGCATCTCGACAACGCCGTTTTCACGAAGCTGACGCCTACCGGTGGACTTGCCGCGTTGGCGTTTGCTGCGAACGCAACCGGGTCGGCAACAGACAAATTCGACCGGATCATCTACGAGACGGATACCGGCAAGCTGTTCTACGACGCTGATGGATCCGGCAGCGGAAAGGCGATTCAGTTTGCCACTTTGTCGACAGGGCTTTCGCTGACCGCCGCTGATTTCTTGGTGTTCTGAAAGGTCGACGCGAAGCGTCATCTGACCGACAGAGTGTACCCGCAACCCGGCGGGCACTCTTCAGTTGCAGCCATGGCTAAGAAGCTCCCGGCCTCCACTACCGGAGAGACGACCGGCCGACCCTATCAATACTATTCCCTAGCGCTAAAATACGCGTAATGGTTTACCTGCTGCCGCGGGAAATCATGATACGATCCACTAAGGAACCGATGCAAAATTGGAATGAAGCCGATGGGGGGTAGGCGATGTTTGCAGACCTTGCTGCATTTGCCGCACAAATCTGGTCGTATCTGCAAACGGAAAAGGCGGCGAACCTTGCCACAGCGCTCGGTATACCGCTTGCTCTATATGGCGGTTGGGTCGCGCTTCAGGCGTATCGATCAGACAAACGTATTGCGGCCAACGCCCACATGCACAACCTCTTTCAAAGCTACCTTACTGATGTCCTCACGGACGCAAGGGACGCACGCGAACAGATCACTAGCCGAGAAACTGAACGGCCCGAGGTATTCATCAAAGAACAAATGGCGGGGCTGAAGCTTTATGCACTCGAGGAGATGTTCGTGTGGATCAAAGATCAGGAGTTTCTCCACAAGTTACCTGTCTTAAATCCTTTGACCAGGCGCCGCCGCCAATTTCGAACTGATGCATTTAACGCTTGGAAAGCCACCATTCGACTGCATGCGAAACTGGATGCGTCGATGGTGAAATTCAGCGTCAAAGGCTATACGACCTGCTACAGCGTCGAATTCCTGGAATTTGTGGCGGAGGCGTTAGGCGACCCCGAGATTGATAGGTTGGTGCAGGCGCATCGTTCAGCTCTTGACGAAAAGCGTCCGCGTCCACTGGGGACGATGGAGCGCTTGTCGGCCTCAGATCTTGAACATTCCGGTCGTGCCGAGGCTCCCCCGGGGCCTGGTGCGAGACAGCCCTCACCCGCATAACAGCACCAATCGCCGTCAATTGAAATGACGGCAAGCGCAATGACCATCATCGACTCAATGTTGCCCCGTCCCGCTGCCCCGCCTCGATCCTCTGCAGGATTTCACGCACGACCTTCAAGTCACCGGACTGCTGATTGAGCAACGTCTGAAGATCCTTGATTGCCGTCGTGATCGTCGCCGTCGATTGCTCCGTGATGGTCACTCGGTAGGTAAGGTTATCGATCTTGCGGACCTCCGCCTCGAGCCCGCGGAATCGCTCATCGGTGCGTCCGTCGCGTTCCCGGCTTTCAGCAAGCCGATCCTTCTGGGCCTGCTCCACGCTCACCCGCCACGACTGAAGCTCTTCAATGTCGCGCGTCGTGTTCGCCCAGATCCAGCCGCCGCCGCCGATCATCCCGACAAGGGTGATAAGGTTCAGGATGGAATTGAGATTCCATTCCAGTTTTTGAGCGCGCTTCGGGAGTTCCATCGCTTCATCCTCAAGCCCCATTCCTTGCCCCTCGAATGCAATGCCACGGAAAAGAGCCGGCCCCCGAGAATGAGAGCCGGCGTTTTTTGCTACTGCGAGTTTTTCGGCGCGAAGTAGGTCAGCAGCGCCGGCAGGCCGATCGTGAGCGCGTACAGCGCCAGATAGCCGTACCAGGGCGTGTCATCCGGCATGAAGGGAATACCGGCCGTTCCGGTCAGAGCGCCACCAGCAGCGGCGGCAATGGCTTTCGAGATGTTCATGATGGCTCTCCTTATTCCGCTGCCTTGGCTTCGCGCAGGGCGAGCGAGACGGTCGCATAGGCGGTAGCAGCAACAACGAGCGCATTGGCCGCCGTGACGCTGCCAGGATCGGCGCAGATGACCCGCACACCGTCGTAGGCGGCCTTCTCCTTGGCGATGGTGCGCGGCTTGATGTTGCCGGAGGCGGAGGCCGCGATGAATGCAGCGTGAGCCGTTTCAAGCAGAGCGCAGGTTTTCGGCAGGCTGGCCTTGATCGCGGTGTCGATCGAGCCGGTAGTCGTGCAGGAGGCGAGCGAAAGCGCCGCCACCGATGCAATCATCAGTGAACGCATGGTCAGTTCCTTCGTTGTTGGGAGGGGTTAGAGACGGGCCTTGACTTCGGCGCGCATTTTGTCGCCGCATGCCTTCGCCCCGATGACCGTCGGCGCGAAGGGCAACCTGGTGAAATCCCACTTGCCGCGCTGCTGGATGCCCAGATTCGCCTGCACCTCTGCATGTGAGAGGACCGTCTTCGGCGTGACCGGGATTTTGTAGAAGCTGGCGAGATGCGCGATGACATCCATGGCGCGATGCCACTGCGTCTCGGTCATCGGGAATTTGCCGGAGTGGAACGGGTTCTCGACGGCGCCGGCCATGCAGGCGAGCGAGACGCCTATCGAGCCGGTATTGCAGCCGCGAGTATGGGCCGCATAGTCGTCATCCCCGGTGCTCACATTGTCGGCGACGGTGTGATCCCCGCGCACGACGCTGCCAGTTCCCTCGATGATGAAGTGATAGTGCTCCTTGTCGAGTTCGGAGGCCCGATAGGCGCCGGCGGACCAATGCGCAATGATGCGCGACATCTTCACCGGCTGGAGCCATTCCAGCGGCAGCTTGTAGGTCATAGCGATGTCCTTTGAAGATTAGAGGCTAAGCGCAGCCGCCCACATGGCGTCGATCTGCTCGTCAGTCAGGCCGAGGGCGCCGCCGACAGAGGCGATCAACGGATGCGTGCGGTTGAAGGTGGTGGCATATTCCCATTCGATCAGGGCGGTTTCCTTGGCTTGCCCTGCGGGCATCGCCTCGATCACTGCGGAGACTTGAGCGGGCGTGAGGCCGGCGCCGACGAGACCGAGACGGAATTGACGGGCGGTGAGCCTCGGCATCCCGGCTCGGAGTTCCTCAGGCGTCGCGGGAACATGCGGCTGAACCGGGAAGCTAGCGTTATCCGCTAGCCACTTCCGTATCGTTGGGTTCAAGCCGAACGGGTCATCGGGGCGGCTGCAATATTCAGTGTCGTATGTCTCGCCGTTAATGTCGGTGATGTTACAACCAACAAAGAAAACACCTGGCTCCGGCGTTGCCGTGATGGTCGAGACAGAGTTGAGTGACAAACGGGTGGTCATTTATGCGGTCCTCTGCACAACAAGAAGGGCGTGGTCGCTGCTGGCACCGCGCGAGCGCCAAGTTCCAGAGAGAGCGGACCCTGTTCCTTGAGTTGATACGAACTGGAAGCTGTTTGATGAGAATAACTTGACTGCTAAGGACTCATTCCGGTCGGCGGTGATCGTGCCGTCATGCACCAAGAGAGGTTGCCCGACCGGGAAGCTCGTGTTTGCCGCGCTAGAGCCGGTATAGAACAGGTCGGATACATCCATCACCGCCAGACCGCCGAGCCCGAGGTTAGTGCGCGCCGCAGAGGCCGTTGATGCGCCGGTGCCCCCATCAGCAATAGCCAGGTCGGTGATGCCTGTGACCGTCCCGCCCGTGATCGCCACGGCACTTGCTGCCTGCGTTGCGATCGATCCAAGGCCAAGCGACGTGCGCGCCGTTGCGCCGCTTTCAATTACGAATGAGGTTCCATTGCCGACGATGAAAGCCCCATCGGTAAAGGCCAGGCCTGAAATCGCGGCCAACGCCGAGTCATATGCTTGGACGTTGGTTCCGATCGTCAAGCCAAGCGTAGCGCGCGCCGTCGCTGCATCCGCATCATCAAGAACCGTGCGGGCGAACGCGGTGAGAGATGCCGTCGCGTATGTATTAGAACCGGTCGTGTAGATCATCTGGTTGGCAGATGTCGTCAGACCGGAAATCGAGGTCAGAGCGGCGTGCGACGCTTGTGCACCCAGCGTGGTGCGCGCTGTGGCCGCGTCGGCATCGTCAAGGATCGTGCGTGCGAATGCGGTCAGATCAGCGACGGCATAGGTATCTAACGCCGTCGTATAGATCATCTTGTTCGCAGCGGTGGTCAGGCCGGCGATGGATGTAAGGCCTGCATCATAAGCCTGCACATCGCTGCCGATCGCGAGCCCCAGCGCCGTGCGTGCGCCGCTTGCCGTCGTTGCACCCGTACCACCAGCCGTGACCGGCCGCGCGTTATTGGCGTCGTCGGTCAGATCATCAACGAACGCGTTGTATGGCACGCTCTGAATGGTCGTGTTGGACACGCCTTTCGTGCCGGCCGGCGCAGAATAAACACCGCCTGTTCTGGGCATCGTAGCCTCCATAGAAAAAGGCCCCCAAAGCGGAAGCCTTGTCATGTGGGTGGAATTTCGGTTTGATCGGCCCCGGCAACACAGGGGCAGTTCAATGACTTACCTTGAGGAAGCCATAGAGCGCGCCGTTCAGCTTTTCATGGCAGAGCACGCTGTCAACCGAGACGAAGCGCTTCGCCTCATCGTCCGGGACTGGTTGGCCGGCCACGGTTATCTCCCTCAAAGTGAGGACAATTCGGCCGCCGAACTGGACCCAAAGGAAGATGCGGAGGCTATCCTTGGGGGCGCTTAGTCTGCCGCAAAAGGCGGAGCAAGCATCACGCCTTCAATTTCTCCGCTACTCGTGTATGTTGTGGAAATGAGCGCACCGCACACGATTGAGCATGACCCGAACGAGCCGAAAATTGATCGACGGCCGGAGAGTTTCCGGCTGATCTTTGCTCTCTTAGCCTTCGCCTGGTTCGGGATGATCTATGCCTACGGTGTCGAATGGCGATCAGCCGTAATTGGCGGCGCGACAGGAATGATGTTCATGCTCTGGGCATCCGTCCGCTTCAAGCACCTATGGTAGACGAGCAGTCCCAGCGTTTGCGTTTTGCAACATGCTTGCCAGGATCATTGCCCGGAGTTGGTCACGGCTGACCTGCTGACCTCGCACTCGCGTAAGGGCCTGCAGTACCTTCTTCGGATCCGTTTCAATCAACTGCCGCCCTACCCGCTCAACGACCCTCGGCGGCAGACCTTTACCTGCATTGAATGCCTGTCTCGCGCCAGCTAATGCCGCCTGCGTGAGATTTCCCTGGAGCAGGTTCGACAACACGGCCGGATCGAAGTTCGCCATATCGTCGATATCGCCGAGATTGTCAGCAGTGCGGCTGTTACCGAGCGCGGCATTTGACGTCTCGAACATGCGGTTCTCGCGGCCGATGCGATTCCCGAGCTGTTCTGCTCGGCTTGGTGCCGCGAACGCCTGAAACTCTTGCTCGAACTTCGGCGTCGTCAGCGTTCTGGCGCGATTTGTGGCCGGTCCCATCGCGTGGCTTTCGATATCGGCGATAATCGGGTCAACGTATCCGGCGCGGAAGGCCTGCTGCTGATCGGGCGTCATGCTATTGAACTGCTCGATGCTGTCTTCCGCTCTAACTCGCCCGGATTTTGCAGCTTGCCCTTCAGCAACGCTATCGATTACGCGGCTGCGCGTGGCGAACGTGTCGTTCGCATCCCGAAAAGCCGGCGAAGCGTCTTCAAGCGCTCTATCGACTTCCCTCTTGACCTGCGTCAGGTAGTGGGCGCGGTTTCCTGCCCCTTGGGCCTCGGCCCTGGCAATCATGTCGTCGAGATCTAATTTCGCCCGGAACAGAGTGTTGAAGTCCGTCACCTGTGAATTACCGTCCGACATCATTCTCCGGACGCGGGCAAGAGAACCCTCGATCGTGTCATAGCCGATATTGTCTCTGGGGCTGACGACCTGGTTCGCGCCAGGCGACAGCGTTTCGTCGATCCGATCGAGAACCGGCGTGACGTTCACCGCTCCGGCATCACGGCGCGCCGCTGTGTATAGAGCATCAGCCTCGACGTCCCTTGCCTGTGTCAATGCGCGCGTCACGCGGTCTGACGTCTGGGGTGCGTCGAAGCCCTCCGCAAGGGCATTCGCCAGGCGCTGCGGCTGTCCGATCTGCCGGCGGATAAGGAAGTCGCTCACCTCTTGGCGCGCATCATTCGGCGTCCGGGTCACCGGCACGAGCGCCCGCTGGCCAGCATTCCCCATTGCATCGGCCATCGTATACATAGGCTGCCCGTCGTCGGCTGCCGATCGCATGATACTTGTGATCTGCTCAGGGGTTTTGCCCGAACGCTGCAAGTACGTCCGCATAGCCTTGTCTGTGTACGCCTCGGGACGGAAGGGAGCGACGAAAGGCGCAGTCGCTCCTTTGACGGCCCCCGAGACAGCGGTCGCGACAGATGGCAAAGCACCGCCCATCACGGTGCCGAGGCCTATTCCGGTTGCAGCCCCGCCTAGACGCCCATCAAGCTCCTCACCGCTTCCGAACCCTTGCGCGCCGCCCAGGATCGCTCCCTCTACCGCCGCCGCTTTTGATACGCCAGCCAGGCCCCTGCCAGCATTGATCGCGTTCGTGGTTGCAGATAGCCCGTTCCTTGCCAAGCCTACTCCACCGCCAACGGCGCCAAGAATTTGGCCCGTCAGGCGCTCGGCCATTCGGTTCTTGGCATCGAGCTCGTCGGTCGCGCGCTGTGCTTTCAGGTTACGCTCGTACCGTTCGGACAGTGAGTGGCCATCCTGGCCCGTTCCGAAGAGTGGATTGAACAGTGCATCCCCGCCGGCGGCGACCTCATCAGCCAGGCCGAACGACATCGTGTCCCCGGCACCTCGCATGAACGTATCAACACGCCCGAGCCAATTGTCGCGGGCATCCGCCTGTTGCGGCACTGTCGGCTGTTGGGCTTGCGCCGACGGGCCCGACGCAGCCTGTTGTGACGCCCCCCGCATGCGCGAAATCTCAGCCGCAAGCGCTCGTGCGGCTTCGACGTCGCCAGCCCGATCGGCATTGATCAGAGCACTGGAAAGCTGCTCGAGGTTAGCCATCACGGCGCTCCATACTTCTTGAGGAGGTCATCTATGTTCTGACCAGTCGCAGGCGCACGATCAGGCTTGTAGTAATTGCCGCCGCGCAGGTCGGCAGCTCGATCCTGGTTGAATTGCAGCCGCTTTTCGGCCAACGCCCGAGCACGGGAAAACACCTGCTTGCGGACCTCGCGAGGCATGGTCGACGAACCCTGCAATTCGAGCAGGATGTTTCGTTCGCCTTCAGTCGGGTTGCCGCCGAAGATGGTTTTGAGCTGCGTTATGGCTTGGCCGATGATGGCGTTATCCATGTCGGTCGTTGCCTGAGAGCTTTCCGGGCTCGAAACGATATCCGGCACCATCCAGTCCGGCAGATTGTTGCCGATTGACGCTCGCGCGCCAGCAAACCAGCCACTATTCGCTTTGTCGGAAAGGCCTTCTGCCTGCGATAGGGCATCGAGGGCGCTCTGGTTTGCTGCAACCATCTCGTCAGCTTCGAGAATTGCCTTCTTGTCGGTCGCCGTGAGAGACTGAGAGTCTTCACGCGGGAACTTCCCGGTTAGCACAAACGACTCATAGCGTGGGTCGTCCGGAGAAAGCCCTAGCTCTGCTGCTGCGGCCTTACGAGCATCAATCTCGTTGCCAACATTGATCGTCTGGCCAGCGCCGCCGACTGCATCAACTTTGCCGCCGCGGGAAACCTGATAGAGACGCTGATCAGTGTCGGGAATGCCGTATTGCTTGCGCTCTTCCGGCGTGAGGGTCCGATATTCCGGCTTGCCCATCTGATCCAGTTCGGCCTGGGTCTTTTTTAGACCAAGTTGATAAGATGGATCGTTCTGCTTTGCCTGCCGCTCGTATTCCTGCCGCTGCATCCAGACCTGCTGTTGCGCTGCGTTCTCGGCTGCCTGTACCTGCTGCTGATACATCGACTGCAGAACAGCGCGCTCCTCGGGCGACAGGAACGGATTGGCGAGGGCCTGCAGAAGCTGAGGATCGGCACCAGAGACAGGGCCCTGCTGAGGCATCGGCTGCGCTTGCGCGACCTGCTGCGGCTGCGGAGACTGTGCGGTTTGCTGGGGCTGCGGACCGACGTTCTGACCGGGGAACTGAGCTTGATATTCCGGTGTCTGCTTGAACGCCGCCACCTCGTCAGAGAGAGACGGCTGTGCGGGTGCAGCGGCCGGCGCCTGTGCAGGCGCGTTCGGCTGCGGACGCGGCGCAGGAACACCGATCGAGGGATCAAGGCTGGCGACCTGCGTTGGCTGCCCTTGGCCTTGGAAGTTCGGCAGGAACGCGTTGGCATAGCCGAGGCGGTTTGCCGCCTCACCACCTGGGCGATTCCAGCCGGCGAACTGCCATGCACGGTTCATGAGCTGCTGCGCTTCGTCGACGCTCTTCGCATTGTTCAGCGCTGTGATGAGGTTTGGATCCTCTTGCAGGAGGAATTCTGCCTGCGTCTGCGGAGAGCCGTTGCCTTGCTCGCCTTTCTCGGCCGCGAAAGCCTGAAGGGCGGCCAGTCGAGGCCCGCGCCAGGACATGATTCCGCCGGCCGTGCCCGGATCGCCGCTCTCGCTCGGGTCACTCCACGTCCGGTTGACGTTGCCAGGATCGAAACGGCTTTCAGCCTTACCAGTCGCCGCGACGGCAGCAAGGCCAAACGGGTTCGTGATGCTGTTGTCGACCGTATCCATGAAGCCGGAATAGATATCGTTCCCGCTCATGTTGACATCGCCCGCGGCTGCCGGCTTCACACCGGGCGAAAGCGTGTTCGATGCGCTGACGTTCGGCGCCTGACCGACGATCCGGTTGAAAAGGTCGGTTGCAGCGCTGCGGCCGGTCTTTTCCGCCTTGTCAGCCCTCCGATTCATCACGCCGGCCACGATACCGGAGCCGAGAGCATTCAAGCCCTCGCCGATATTCCGCGGCGAGCCCGAGGCGCCCATGATGGCCATGGCAAGTTCACGCTTGCGCCGGATGGACTCCGGGGTTTCGTTCGTATCGCCGCCGAACAGGAAGGAATAGGCCATCAGTAAAGACCTCCATTGCGGCCGCCGGTGAAGAAATTGGCAAGTCCGGTCATCATAGACGGTTGCGCACCGCCCGGGGCGGTCGGGAATGCTGCGCTACGCTTGGCGAGCGCCGCCGCGAGGCCAGAGCCGAACATGCCCATGCCGCCGCCGATCGACTGCGGCAAAGGCTGCCCCATGATTTGCGCCTGAAGCCGCTTCGCCAGTTCCTCACGCGTGGGCTTCGTGCCCTGGTAACCGCTATATCCGATCATTTGCCCCTCCCCGCTTCGAAGAGGGCGCCGTAATTGACTTGGCGGAGACCATCAGGCCGGCGCGAAACGACGTCCGGGCGCTTCTTTTCGACCTCTTGCGCCATCACGCCGATATGGCGCTTCCCGTCGTTGTGCTTGCCACGGTAGGAATATTCGTAAAGCCCGTGGCCCTTCAGTTCGCCGACCTTCTTGATATCCGTCTTGGCCCGCTTGTCCGAGAGGCTTGCGAGCTGGCCGCCGAAGCCGAGCATCCCCCCGAAAAGGCTCTGCATGTTGGCCTGCTGGGTGTTGTAGGCGCCCATCTTGTTGGCGTAGTCCTGCTGCACCAGGCCGGCATAGTCGACCGTCGGCATGGGGTTGCTGCTCGTCGGGACGAAGCTCGGGCTGTTGACCTGTGCGCCAGACATCAGGCCGATGATTTCGTTGATCGGCTGGTTGCGCTGCGCGTACTGCTCATTGAGATACTGCGCCCGCGCCTGGTTCTGCAGATTGAATTTGGACTGCTGCGCGTTGAAGGTCTGATCCTTCAGAGCGTTGTTCGCTGCGGTCGTGGTGCTCTGGTTCTGGAACATCTGCTGATTGGCGTCATTGCTGAAGCCGGCAGAGGTGGCGTTCTGGCCGAACTGCTGCTGCTGCGCGGCGTTCTGGAATGTTGCCTGATCGCGTGCGAGGCCCGCAAGGCGGCTTTGCTCTTGGCCGGCGTTGAGGATAGCCCCATACCGGGCGTCTGCTGCCGACCGGTTTGCCTCGTCGATCGCCCGGTTATAGGCCTCCGATCCTGGCTGCAGGCCCTGGTTCACCAGCTTGGTTTCCAGCGCCGCCCGATCACGATCGAGCTGCGGGTTCATCCGGTCCATCAGCGCCTGTTCATAGCGCGATGTATCGAAATCCACATCGTAGGATTTCGTGATATCGCCGGCATTGCCGATGTTGGTCTGAAGATTCGGGCCGCCGGCGAACTGCTGATACTGCGGAAGGCCGATTGCGCCAGCGTTGCCGGCCGCCGGCGCCTTCGACATGTCCATGGGCTTGCCGAGCAGGTCGTTTAGCTTCCCGGACTGGCTGTTGGCCAGCGTCGCCATGTTGAGTTCAGCACCATCGGTCTGGGTCTTGATGGCCTTCTGCTCGGGGGAAAGCTCCTGCGTGGCGGTCGGGACCTGCAAATCGTAGGTCTTGCCGCTGAGAGGATCGGTCCACTTCTGCGTTGTGTAGGTATATTTCAGCGTCCCGTCAGGCGTCACCTGATTGACATTGCCCATGACGTTGTTGGCGACCGCCGTGCCGATATTCGTCGCGGTCTGGGCGGATGCCGTTTCGTTCGGGTCCGGAGACTTCGGAGCGCTACCGTAAAGGCCCATCGTTCAATCCTTCATCCAGTCTTCGACGGTCTCTCGCGAGCCGTGGCAGAGTTCGAAAAAGTCTTCTGTTGCACTCTTGGCGTGGTCGTAACCGCCGCAGATTGCCGCGACGGCCGTGACGATCGATCCGACCGCTTCCCGCATCACGAAACCGAATTGGCGCTTGAGCGCGTCCCGCGAGGACCGCCATTCATCGCTCAGTTGCCACTGCACAATGACGGTGTGCATCAGCGGCGCCAGCCTATCCACATGACGAGCGAAAAACGGATTCGCGGGGAGTACTGTCAGCGTCCGGATCAGCAGCCAGCAGACGTTGCGTTGCCGGTGCTCGTCCTCGTCAACGATGTCATCGGCGAGGCGAGCAATCTCGGCTATCTCCTTGAGGAAATCGGCCGCCGCCTCGTCGCCTCGCGTCCAGCGCAGCAACGCGGCGCGTACAGCCTCCGGATCGTTCGGCAGCATCAGGCGCTGGCCTCCCCGATCGATACTTGGACCGTGGCGAGATCCACTTCGAGATCGAGCTTGAAATCACCGCCCGAGGTGATGACGCAGCCGACAGCGAGCATGTCGCCGGACGCCCGGACGTTCTGCCGGAAGTCGTAGCGGACGAGCTCGGAGACACCATCCCAGAGCGCTACATCCCAAAGGCCTACGTCCCATTCGGATGAGGTCGCATCGCCCTCGGTGACCGAATTGAAGGTCGGCGTCGATTTGTCGTAGTCGGCGCGCGCGAACAGCCGGACTTTCGGGCTCGACTTGGACCGGAAATACATGTGCGCCAGCGTTGCGGTCGCTCGCTGCCCGAACTGGCCGGCGGGCGAGAACTGCGAAAGATAGGTCGCCGAGAAGGTCAGCCCGTCATCTTTCCCGGTGGTGTCGCCCTGCCAGACATTGCCGTCGAGCGAGCCGAAGAACAAACCGCCCTGCAATGTGTCGTAGCAGAGCGCCTGCCAGTTGCTGATGCTCGACCAGCGGCCGGTGAGCACGTTCAGAACGAACGTCGTGTCGGTGACGACGGTGTTTTCCGGGAAGGCCACAAACACCAGGTTCTGCTCGGGCCACTGCTTGAGCGTCCAGCCCGTTCCTGTGGCGTTCGCCGCCCTTCGCCAATCATCCTCGATCGGCCGAGAGACGGAGACGAGGGAGAGTGCCTGTCGATCGCGCTGGAACACCTGAGACATCGGCGTCAGGCCATCAGTCGTGGCAATGAGGATATCGCCCCCTGCCCTGATCCATGCGTTTTTGCCCAGCGGCTTGCCGATCTGGTAGACGCCCTTCAAGGCGAAGGTCGAAGCGCTCGACGGATCATCGCCCGCATAGACGGCGATTTCGCCCTCGGTCGAGACGAACACGCACATGTCATTGAGGCCGTCGCCGCTTTCCAGCGACCAAGAGAAGCCCGTCAGCAGCGAACCGCCCTTCTTCATCACGCCGCCAAGCGGGAAAACCGTCGCCGCGCCACTCACGGCATTAAGGGCCAGATAGTAGGCGTCGAGCGTGCCGTTCTTCAGGAAGAACTCCCGGTTCTTGAAGAGCCAGCCATAATTGAGCTGCGGCATCGTCGTGCCGTCGGTGAAGGTGATGGCCGTCGTCGCCCAGGTCGTGCCGTTGTAAAGCTGACGGTCATTGGCGCCGTTGACGCAGACGAGGTAGGCGCCCCCGGTATTCGTATGTTGGAAGGCGCACCAATCGCCGCCACTCATGCCTGAAACATCGGCCGCTGTGGTGGTCGGAGGCGCAGCCGGCGAGGTCATGTTGTAAATGCCGCTCGCCGTCGCCATGAATAGCTTTTCATTGCTGCCATACTTGTACTTGAACGCGCTCTTGATATCGCCGCCGTCGGCGGCAAGACCCTTCTTCTGCGAACCGCCGCGGATCTTGCAGCCGGTCAGCGTCGGAAGGAAGTTGCGCAGCACGGTTGCCGCGCCCGGTTGCTGCGACGCCATGTCGAGCGCCGTGACAAGGCCGCCCTTCGGCGCCGGGAAAGTTACCGGCTGTGACGTCTGCTGGCGGCCGGTAGACACCGGCCCGCGATTGGACTGTCCTATGCGGCCGGCCCGGGGCTGAATTCTCATGCGGCGCCCCTGTCGGCGTTGATTTCCTGCTCGAGATCGGCCTCGAACTCGGCGAGGTTGTCTTCGAAAGCGAGGCCCTTTTGACGTTTCCAGCGCCAGATGATGCCCTTGACGAGCAGCCGCTCGGGAAAGAGCGTCGTGTCGTCATCGGCCGCCCAAGTCGATGCCTCGCCGGCTGGATCGTTGAGGATCCAGTTCTTGGAAACGTAGTCGACGACCGCGTTGACCGCCGAGGCTGCCGGCGAAAACAGGAACTGGCCGCCCTTCATGAAGAAATAGGCCGTGGTAGAAGGTACGCCGACGATAACGGCCCACTGTCCGCTGTTGGTCACCGGGCGCACGAACACGCCGGCAGAGGTACGGACCGCCCCGCCAGGAACAAGGCGCTGGAAATTGCTCGGGAAGTCTTCGGGCGAGGCCGTGACGGTCAGGGATTTGAGCGTCTTCTGCCAATCGGCACGGCGGGCAATCTCGTCGCCGGCCTCCTGGGCAAGCGTGACCATCGTCAGCGCGTTCGGCTCGGAGGAGCCGTAGACGCTCTCGAATTGGGACAGCGAGACGACGTCGCAAGCCTCGTTGATCGCGGAAAGCAGCGTCATGGCGTCACCCCTCCGACGACGACTTGCGCGTTGCCCCAGCGGGCCCGCTCATCGCCGATGTTGATCCCGGAAAGTGCCAGCATCAGCAGTTGCTGCGCAGCCTGGGCGCCGTCGACATCCTTCGCCCAGATGGCGATTTCGTTGACCAGGGCGTAGAGATAGACGTCGGCCGCCTTCGTCAGCAGCCAGTTGGTCGGGTTTGCCGGCGTGAGGCCCGGAATCTTGCCGTAATAGGTGACGGTGATGTCTTCGTCCGAAGATGGGCGGACCTTCATCGTGCTTCCGACGATGGCATAGCCGGCCGGCGTGCCGCTCCGGTCCATATAGCTCGAGGTCAACTGCTGCAGCGACACGGCGCGGATCGGAACGCCGGTTGCATTCTTCACCTCGCGCGCTTCCAGAAAATCGGCCGGAAGCGTGCCGTCTCCGTCGACCAGCGAGATATCGTCGGTGACTTCCATGTCGGCGACGCGCAAGCCCCGATTCAGCTTCAGCTCGGCCAGACCGATCAGCCGCGGCGCGACGTGCACGAACTTGTCGTTGCCCGCATATTCGCCCGCATCGACGATCAGTGACGCATAGTCGGAAATGCTCATAGCGGCACCTTCCTTGACCGCTCGGCTTCAGCGAACAGCCGCGAGCGATCGATGAGCTGCGTAATGCGCTCATTCGCTTCCTTGTGGCCTTCAGGGTCGACGTCGGCGGCCGGGCGCGCGCTCTCGATGGCGCGCACCTGTTCTTTGACGCGGCTGTATTCGGCGCTCATAGGTGGCCTTCCTTCGTGCGCCAGGCGCGATTGTTCGAGCTGTTGAGGAAGCTTTTGACGAAACGGTCGTCGCCTTCCGAATGGGCCTGAACGAGGCCGGAATCATAGGCAATGTTCAGCGGGACCGATGCCACCCGGTGCCAATCGCCGCGCCAAGCCTTCTCGGCGCTGTTGCGCACCTGCTGGTTCTGGCTGATGAGGTTGTCGACGGGGTAGTCGACGCGGAAAACGTCCTTCTCCCCGTCGAAATAGTGCCAGACGGAGCGGCCGGTCATCATGTCGTGGTCGTAGAGCGTCCACTCTCCGTCTCGAATGATCATGCATCGTCTCCGGGCAGCGGGTCGGCGCGCTCGGCCTTGCCGGCGGCGATCAGTTCTTTCGCTGCGCTCACCGGCACATCGAGGAGCGTGCCGGCCGGGATGCGCTTTTCGTCATCTGCCCAGGTGTCGTAGAGCAGCCTGACGGGGGCTTTCTTCTCTGCTTTGGCTTCTGGTGCCATGTTCGTATCTCCTGAAAAGAGGAAGGGGCGAACCGAAGCCCGCCCCTCATTGATCCGGTCAGCTGACCGCTGCACTAAAAGGGGTCACTTCCGTACCGGTACCGGAGCCCGTGATGCAGACGCTCCAGAGACCCGAGGCGACGTCCTCAAGCTCGATGATGTCTCCCTTGATGCCGCCCTTGGTCGACCCGTTCATGGTGATCGTGTCGCTGTCAGCGGCGGTTTCGAAGGTGACGCCAGTATCGGCTGCGTCTTGGGCGAGAGAGGCCGTGCCGGTCATCACGTCGGTCGCGTTGGCAACCTGAATGATCAGGTTGTTGGACGTAACCGTGGTGCCGACGACGACTTTGTACTTCGCACCGGTGCCCGTGGCGGCCGGGAGCGTCACGGTGATGCCGGCGGCCCGGTTGGCAACAACCGTGGTGCCGGCATGCGTGGCGAGGGTGAGCGACAGCGTTGCTGCCGTTGCGGAGATAGGCTTGAACGGGTTCATTGCGATATCTCCTTAGCTCGCAGCCGTGAGGCCGAAGAGGTCGGCGGCAACGCCGAGGCCCTTCTCGTTGTGGACCTTGAGAGTGCCCTCACCGATGATGACGCCCTTGTCGGCGTCGCCCGTCTTTGCGACGTCCTTGTCTTCCTGGATCTTGCGGAGCCAGAGGAAGGACACCATGTCCGGATCGAGGAAGAAGGCATTGCGGGCAAGGCCAGCAGCGCCAGCCTGAACGCGGTTCGGGTGGATCATCACCGTGCCGAACGGGCCCTCGTAGTAGTCCGCCGTTGCAACGATGGTGTTGCGCTCACCGCCCTTGGAGACGGCATAGCGGAACGGAGCCACGTTGCTGTCCGACATGAACGTGACGAACACGCTCTTGACGTAGGGCGAGGCCGAAACGTGCCGGTAGTTGGCGCCGCTCTGGTAGCCCTGCTGCATCACCGAATCCAGAATGGCCTTGGTGAATGCGCGCTGCGTGCCGTTCGTCGGAGCGACGGTCAGGCCGGTACCGGAGTTAAAGCCGCCGTTGGAGCCACCAGCGCCACGCGACACGTTGGAGGTGATCCAGGTGCTGAGCGAGCCGAGTTCACGCGTTGCGCCAGCGACAGAAGCGTTGGTGTCGACGAGGGCGTATTCAACATCCTTGCGGATTTCGACGCCCTTTTTCAGCTTCTGGTATTTCCGCTTCTGGACGTTGCCAGCTTCCGACACGACTTCCTGCGTGGCGGAGATGATCCAGTCCTTGCGCATGATCTGGGTGTAGTTGCCCAGGCGCGCCGGCGGGGTGATGGCGCCGAAGGTGTAATCTTCACCTTCCTCGCGGATGTTCTCGCCGGGAGCCGCGAGTTCGTCCGTTTCCCACTCGGGGTGAATGGAAACGCACTTGCCCTTCTCGATCAGCGAGTAGATCGGGGTATCTTCCGGCGTGATGCGGGACACCACGTCGGAGAGTTCTTCACGGTTGCCGACCGCCTGGTTGGTCGTGAAGGTGTTCGCTAGAACAGCCATGTTTCTGGTCCTTTGAAGATGGGGTTAGTCGAAGTCGATCTGGAGCGCGTCCTTGATCGACCCGGTTTTTGCCAACCTCTTCATCGCATCCTGATTTGCGCGGGCCTTCGGGTTCACGGCTCCGTTCGGCTTGGCTTTGGGCGTGGCCGGCGGGGCGTTGTTGACCTTCGTCAGGGCCTTGTTCTTCGCCTGTTCGGCCTGAAGACCGAGCATGGCGTAGTGCATGACCTTGAAATAGCGATGGTCGGTGAACTCCTGCATCTCGTCCTGAGAAAACCCGAAATCTCCGCCCACCTTGAAGGCGTCGGCGAAGAACTTCTCTCGGGCCTCGTCCTTAACGAGGTGCGGGAAGGCTTCGAGCAGCTTGGCGTTCTCGGCCGCCAGAGTTTCCTCTGATGCGGCCGTCTTGAGTTCGCCGGAAACCGCTTTTGGCTCGTTCCCAAGGTCAATGACCTGCTGCACGCGCGTAAGAGCGACTTCGTACATCGCCTTCTGCCGCGTGTATTCGGCCGGGTTCTGCATCGCCAAGGCCGGGGACGGCTCCGGCGGCAGTTGCTGAATCAGGAAATCTGCGATGGCGTTCGCCGTGTTGGCGACGCGGGTTGTCATGGCCTCAAGGGCGCCACTGCGCTTGCCGAGGTCCATGGTTTTGTGGCGATAATCGCGATCCCGCATATACCCAAGCTTCAGTTCCTCAAGCGGAACCTGTTCGCCACCTTTCAGGGTAATGACTTGATCCTTGGCTTCGGTGGCCGCGTCGTCCTGTTCGGATTCGGCTGGCTCGTCGCCCTGGTCTGCGGTCTCGTCGGTCTCTTGGCCATCTTCATTGGCCTCATCCGTCTCGCTCGGCGATTGCTGGTCTTCCTCTTCCTGCTCGTTGGCCTCTTCGGGCTCGGCGAAGTTGAGGTTTGCAGCGTCATCGAGGGAAAGCGAGGGTCGAGCGTTCTCGCTCTCTCCGACGAACGGAGAGTTGGCGGCTGCCTCTGTCATGTCTGCTTGCCTTTAAGGTTTTGCGCCGGCCCTATGCCGGGGCTCCCTTCCCGTCAGCATTGGCTTGTTCCGCAAGGAACTTGAGCTTGCCGCGGAAATTCCGGATGGCCCGCACTTCGGCCGCAAAGGCGGCGCGGGCGTCATGATCTGTGTTCTTGGCGTTGACGCAGCCGTTGACGGCCGCCATCTCCAATTCATCCATCAGCAGATGGAAGAGCGGCATGTCGAGCAGCACGCGGGCGGCGGCGGTCTTGTCTTCCTGCCGCATCAGCCCGGATCGCCGCCGACGTTAACATTGGCCACAGGCTCCTGCGTCAGCATCTGCATGGCGTTCGTCTGGCGCTTAAGAAGAATTTCTTGATCGATCTGGTAGCGCTTGAGCTGCATTTCCTGATTGATGCGCTGGGTTTCGAGCTGCGCTTCGGTCTCGATCTTCTGCTTGTCGATCTGCGCGTCCATCTGGGCCTTCTGTTGGTCAGCCTGGGCCTTGATCTTGACCTTCTCCATTTCAGGATCTGGCTTGTTCGCCGCGGCCTGCTTCATCTGCTGGATTTGCTCGGGCGTCGGCTTGGTGAAATAGAGGTTCGGGGTCCTGAGACCCGCCGCCTCAACGCCGCGCGACACCGAATTCCAGATGTTGTCGATCGACACGAACGGATTATCGACCGGACCATAGGCGGCTAGCAGCTTCTCCTGCTGCGCGCCGACGACCTGCATCATCATCATGTCGCGTTCGCGGGTGCCGGCGCCGAGGCCGGTGTTAACGGTCGCGTCCATTTCGGCATTCCAGTGCCGCGGATCGAACGTCACCCACTGACCACGCAGGCGAACAGAGCGCGGCTTGTCCTGATGCTTGATGACCAGCTTCAGAAGGCCCTTGAAGACGCGGCGTAGGCCCTGAGCGAAGGTGCGGACCATAAGCTCAGTCTGGCCAATGCCGGCCTGCTCGATCATCGCCGAGGCCTTGGCCGTCATGTTCTGCAGAGCATCCGGCGCCATGCCGCTCGATGCGTCGGAAATGCCGGTCCGGTCGGTTGCCTCCTGGTCGAGGTAAGCCAGCATCGAGAAGGATTTCTCGGCCACGAAAGGCACGACGTTGTAGCTCACAGCGGCGCGCGCATCCGTACCCTGCCCTACCCGGATCGGCTGCCCGAATTTCGGGTTCAGCACGCTCTCCGGGTTTTGGATCACGCCCTCTTGCACGATTGGCTGCTGGTTGTTCTGCCAGTAGAGGTTATCCAGCGTCTGGCGCATGAGCACGGTCTTGACGCGCTGAATTTCGGCCATGTCGTCGGTAACCGAATTGCCTTCGCGCTGATGCGGCCGGCGCTCAACGATCAGATCGGCAAAGGGAACCTCGTCGGTTTCCTCGTCATCGAGCAGATTGGCCTCTGCCAGACCGCCGGCAAAGCACATGCGCCGCAGTTCGGCTATGCCGTCGTCGTCAACGTCGAGCTTCACGTAGAGTTCGTAGTAATCGACCTCCTGCAGCGCCTTGACGATGGAATCGTTCTCGTCAAAGGCATCGCGCCGGCGGGTGAATTCTTCCTCTTCCTCCTTGATATCGGAGCCCGAGGCAGGCAGGCCCTCGATCAGTTCGCGGTCGTAGCCCATCGCAATCAGATCGGAGCGGCGCAGACGCGTCTTCAGGCCGGTGATCGGGCTGTCGTCGATCGATATCGCGTCAGGATGGACGAGGAATTCTTCGAGCGGGACCGCGGCGAGCCTCGTGCAGCCATATTCCTTCGTCCGCCTGATTTTGACGTTGAAGAACGGCATTTCGACGGGGCCTTGCGGCGTGTCGACCTGCTCGACGTACTGCTCTTGCTCCAGCACCTCGACATCGTCATCAGCGACGAGTTGGACGAGCGCTTGCTCATCGAGGCCGGTGTGGCGCGACACCTGCACAGTGCGCTTCTTGTCGTACCACCAGCGAATAACACCGTTGCGGAGTTTCAGCGCGTCGTGCGCCGCGTCCTGCACCGCGTCATAGCCATCGCTTTCCGGGAAGACCACGTAATTGATGTAGTCCGTCGCCTGCTCGGCGCTGGCTTCGTCCCCTTCGTTGACCGGCTCGTACTCGACGACCTTGTCATTGCCGAGGATCGTGCGAATGAGCGACGGCAGAACCTTCTTGATCGCCGAGCGGACATCGCGCGAAACGACCTTCGACCGGTTTGGGTCGGCCGGCGTGTCCTTCATCGTGCCGTCGTAATATTCCATCGCCTTGATGCGATCGACCGACAGCTCGTCCCGGTAGTTCTCGCAGTCCTTGACGAGCTGCGAGACTTGGGCAGCAATCTGCTGTTTCTGCATCGCAGCCATCAAACAACCTTCCGATCGGTAAATTTCCACGCCGCGGCGTCGGCCTTGACCTTGGCAAACCGCTTCATCATCAGGGCGTAGCGAGACGCTGAAATCACGTCGTCGCGCTCCTTGACGATTTTCCCGTCTTTGCGGTGATAGAGCCGGAACTCTTCGAACCACTCGCCGCAGGTCGAGAAGACCTTCCACCGGCCCGTCTGCATCCGCTGCAGCATGTCGGACAGGCCAGCCTCGACGCCGTTTGTGCCGTCGTCGAACGTGGCGCGCTCCGGAAGCATGCTCAGGCCTTGTGCCTTGTACTGCTGCGCCAACTGCTCGCCGCTGCCCTTGTCATGCTGCAAGCCGTCGTGCGGCCATGACCACGGCAGCCAGGCGCCCCAGGGCTTCAGCGCCGCGGCGTGGATGATCGGCGTTGCCTCGCGCTCCCGATAGACCTTCGTGACATAGAACACGTCGGCGTCACGGTCCCAGGCGCAGCCGGCAGCCCCGAACGGGTGATCCCATCCGAAATCAAGGCCGCCGATCTGCACCCAGTGCTTCGGGATCTCGAACGGCGCTATCGTGATGCTCTCTTCCGCAACCGGGAAGATGCGCCCCGAGCCAAGCGACGGCACACCCTTCGTTCTCGCTTCCCGTTCGTGGGGAGGATAGGAATCGATAATCCTTTGCCGCTCTTCCGGCGTGTAGTGCTCCGCGTCGTCGATCGTCATGGTGATGACTTCGCGGTCCGGAGACTTCTCGAGAATGTACCGAGCAACGACCGTGCTCATGCCCTTGAGAGGAGTGAACGTGACTGCGATAGAGCCGCGCGTCGCGTTCGTTCTGGTTATGCCTTCGAAATAAACGTCCTCTGGCGGCTCTTCATCGAACCAGACGTAATCAACCGTGTTTGCCTGCCATTTGCCCCGCCCCTGCTCGTATGCCTTGAAGAGCAGGATTGAGACGCCGCCCGATGCGTGCCGAACTGTGACGCTATCAAGCGCACCAGAGACGCCAGAACGGCGCGTGGGGGTACCGACAATCGCGGCCTTCGGTAGATACCCAGTGCCCCAGTCCTCTTCATTCATCGGCGGACCGACCATGAGGCGCTGCACGCCGTCCCTGGTCAGCTCATACGATTCAGAACCCGCAAGCATCACAATCGGCTTGTCGAAGCGGCGGCCGTCCCACCAGTCCGGATAGCGGCCGGTGAGATGCATGGCAGCCTCGGCCGCTCCGGCCAGGGTCTTGCCGAGCTGGTTACCTGCCATGAACAGGCGTTCCCGGTAGGAAGCGCCTGCCTTATGGAATTCGACCTGATTGGAATACGGCTTATACGCCGCCAGCAGGTTTTGTTTCTTCCGCCTCGCCTTCTCCTCCAGCAACTGGAGCAATTCCAGCTTTTCCGAGGAGGAAAGCGAGCCGAGCATCGACGGCGGAATCTGGCATTGTGTCGATGCTTCCGGAGTGGTTGAGGTCAAGCCGATCACCGTATTTCTTCGGAGCAATCTTGCTCATGAGCCATTTGCGGGTATCGACGCGAAGCCTCGCCCGTTGGATGGCGTCATGATTGACGATTTCTCGACCGTCTTCGGTCTTGAGGATGTCGCCTTCCTGGCTGTCGGCAATCTGCAGGATTTCGTCTGCGAGGGCTTCCATTCCAGCTTCGCGCGCGCGGGCGTATTGCGCACCGAAGTCCTCGTCCTGCATCACCCATTTGCGGGCAAGGCTTTCAGACGGCATGCCTTCAGCGGAGCAAATCTCCCTCAGGCTCTTGCCGATCGACAGCTTTTCGAGGATCTGCTCTCGGGTCTCTACACCCCATTGGGATTTGCCAGCCATCTACTGCGCCTGTTCAAGGTCTTGGTTGTTCTTGTGAAAGGGGAGGACGCGGTAGGGCATGTTCAACCGCCTTGACAGACCGGATAATTCCAGTTCGATTTAAGAGAAAGCGACCGAGGGAGACCACATGGAAGACGATGGCCAGATCATGACCGTTGAATACCAGGACGGTGACGTGTCGGTGTCATCGACCGACCCGCTTAGAGGAACGATTGAGCTCGTGGGCGATAACGATGAGATCATCCAGTTGCTACTCGACCGGCATAGCGCTGAGTGGCTAATGTCGGCGTTGGGCGAGTTCCTAGATCAAGGCGAAGGCGGAGATGCGCTGAAGACCAAGACAGTCCAGTAACATCCTGCGACTAAGCCCCGCTACCAGGTGAGGAGCGGGGCTGAAGGGGCTTGAGAATTCTTCCCCGCTTCCACCTGTTAGACTCGGTCATTATCCGTACGCGCAGAGCCGGATGAATGAGGACCTTAGAAAGGCCGCCGGCCTGAAGAAAGCCGGTTGACTGTACTAACGCTTGAACAATTCCAGTCGAACATAAACTCGCCGTCTTGCCTTTGGCGAGGGCATGAGCGAACTTCTCATGCGGCCCGTTTCCAGGGCGGCATGGATGAGCGTTGGGAGGATGGAGTGACAGCAAGAGACCGCTACGCATTGGATCTGAAGTGTGATGTCTGCGGCACCGCAGGTGAAGCAAGATGCTCTGAGGCGGATTCTCGCTGGAGCGGACCGGACTTCCGAGTGGATTCCTTGTCTTCCGGGTTCGTTTATTCGAAGCCATCGCCATTCCCGCCTCACGCGGAGATCAGTTGTGCGACTTGCGGAAAAGTTGTCGGATAAATGCACGGCGCAAATTCTCGATTTCACCAATGAAGATGAACCGGCGTCAGTAAAGCGGCTGTCATTTTCGGCAAAGAGGAGAGTGACTTGAAAGATGCGTGGGTAATGCGGGGCCCGGGCCATGGCGCTCCATCAGAGCGCGTCTCCGTTCAGGGCCGTGGGGACAGCAGATTGGACGGCGCTCTTGACGACGGGAGCGGCACCCTGACCTTTTCCGCCGTTATTCCCGCCGGGGGCCAAGGCACAACGCGTGTCACGTTTGAAATCGCCTCGACTGAATTTGATGCCGTGACAACAGCGATGTTCGAGGCCAACCGAGACCGCGCCATCAGAGCTTTTGCAAAAGCTCTTTCAGAAACATCGCCCATCCCGTGGAGATGAGTCCGGAATTTTTGGCAAAGTAAAGCCGAGGCGGGGAGCGCGAAACCTCCCCTAAGCCTCGTGGGTCACTCTGTGGCGCCCAGCAGAACAGGCTGCAAATCGCTGGCGATAATCTATGCTACGCGCCTAATACTTTCAAGCGCAATCTCTACTTCGCGAAGCCCCCCGAACATTTCCACAAGAGCTTTGATCGCCCGTCGCCCTACTACATTCGTTACTGAGGCGTAATGACCTGCAAGCGGGCCTTCCTTGACCTGCACGCTGTCGCCAGGCTTGAGGCGGCGGGACGGCGGCCGGAGAACGTCGAAGTCTCCGCGCTCCTGGGCGTCCTTGATCTCCTCGATAATCGAACTATCGACAGGAATTGCATTGCCGTCTGCGCCGCCGAGGCCGAGGACGGCTATCACGTTTCGCACTTCCCGCAGCGTGGCGAAATCCCGAGCGGCCAAGCGGGCGAAGGCGTAGCCCGCAAACAAGGGAAGCTCCTTCATGATCCATCGTTTGCTTTGATGATGCCTGATCTCGCGCCGCATCGTCGGGCAGTAGACATCGAGGCCTTGCTCTTGCATTTCCTGAACAGCCTTCTGTTGCTGCCCTGCCCGCGTTCTTACCACGTACCAATCACTAGATTGCACCATGCGAAGCGCTCCTATTGCAGATGGTGGAGAATAGCAAATTATTGATTCCATTGCACTATCCTCCCATTATCTGCCGGTATTGAGCCGTCAGGTAATCCCCAGTCTCTTCGCTGTTTGTCCCGTGACTGTCCCGTGACGTCACGTTACGCGTAACGCTTTGTAACGTTACGGGCGTTACAGCCGCGATGCCGAGATTGGACAATTCGTCCGCCCGCTCGTTGCCGACGACGCCAGCGTGCCCCTTCACCCAGCGTATGGTGACCTGTTCCGCTCCTGAAAGCGCCGCGTCGATCGCCTGCCAAAGCTCAGCGTTGAGCAGAAGCCGGTTCTTCGGATCTGCATTCGCGCCGCCGCGCTGCCAGCCGTTCTTTTTCCAGCCATGCCGCCACTCGTTGGTGCCCTTGACGGCATATTGGCTGTCGCACCAGACAGTGACAGGCGCGCGAAGTGCTTTCGCGGCCTCTATACCATTGTGCAAGCCTGTCAGTTCCATGCGATTGTTTGTGGTATCCGCGTCGCCACCGTGATCGGAAGCGATTTCGACGCCGTCGTGGTACACGGCCACGCCCCAGCCACCTGGGCCGGGATTTGGTTCGCATGCACCATCTGCAAAGACGTGCAGGCCAACTAGAAACTTACTGCGGTCTACTTCCTCGTAGGGCGCTTCACGCGCCTTTCGTCTGAATCTGCGAAAGGGCTTTTTTGACTTCATTGCTGATCACTCGATGGAGTTAAGGTCAATTTTGGCCAAGGCCGAGCCTGCGAACGGCAGCTCGGCAAACATGGCGTCAGAGATACGGAAACTGGCTCTGTGCCTCCCTGCGTAAGAGACGGAATCGATCAGGATCCAAGAGGCTTTGCGCCTGAAGCTAAGATGATCGAACGGGGAGTCGTCTGCAGCGGCCCAACGCTCCATCAAGGCGAGGTTATTCTCATGAAGGAACATCCGCGAATCCGAGACAGCGTCGAGTAAATCGCTGACGATGTTGACGACCGATGTCCCGCGATGCCCGATCCTGAGTAGATCTTCCAAAGCGTCCGTGTCGCTCGCGGCGCTCCAATCCGGCAAGTCCGCTTGTATCTCCCCCAGTATCCGCTGGGCTTCTCTCAGTTTAGGGGTCAAGCGCGCCTTATCGAGGAAACGCAAGCCTACGACTGTTCCAAGTGCGGCCCGTTCTGCAATTCTTCGGCCGCGGTTATCCATCAGACCGGTGTCAACAAGCGTCGAGACCTTGCCGCCAGTATGTGTAAGCTCGGATTGGAGGAAAGCCGGGAAGCCGTCTGCCTCCTTAGCGAGGGCCAATTTGCTTGCGTCAATTGCTTGCGCCATCGGTGAAAGCTTCTGCAGCAGTTCCGTAAGGGCTGGGACACGCGCCTGCAAATCCCGCCATACCTTTTGGTAGTTCCTCGCTCGGCGTTCGCGCCGGAACCGCTGCTCTGCAACTCGGTAGTCCTCGCCGATGTGCTTGGCAGCGCAATTGTGGCCGATGAACTGAACGGTTTTCTCATGCGGGAACCACGCCATACGCCCCATCTGGAACTTCGGGCTGTTTGGCTGGCACAGCGGGCAAGGCACCCAGCTTTGCCCTTCGCGCAAAAGGGTCGGAACGCGCAGCTCTCCGGAAAGCAGCCGAACGTCCGCCAAGTTATGCGGTTTCGTGGTGGACACATTTTCGAACCGATCAGGATAGCCAGTGGCCTGCAAGTGCTCGCGCCAGGCTGCAACGAATGCCTCGTCCGGCACACCATCAAAAACTGGGAAGTAGCGTTCTTGCGTCATACGCACCCCCTCAAAACGTCGTTCCAGTCAGTGCCAGGCTGCTCAGGGAGGTGCACCGCCACGTTGAAGCGGTGCAACGACAGGCGATGCGCCAGCGCGTATGCGGCCTTCTGTCCGGCAAAATTCTTGTCGTTGTCGCCGAACACGTGAATCTCAGTCGCACCTTCGGGCGGGGTCCAGCTTTCGAGATTGCCGGCAGTTAGTGCGGCCCATACTGGCACTTTGAAGAGCAGCGACGCCGCGAGCGCGGTCTCGATCCCCTCGGCTATTCCTAGCGCACATCCAACCTCGCCGAGACGAACCGCAGACCCGGCCGGCAGCGTTCCGAGGATCTTGCGCGGGACAGGGACGGGCGCTTTCTCGCTGCCATCGGCCGCCAGGAATGTTCTGTGAATGCCTGTGGGTCTCCGATTGGCGTCATGTATCAGCGCCACCATCGCAGGCAACCGGCCGCGGAATTCACCGTCCTCATCGAGGTACAGCAGCCGATCTGCAGAGCGGACGACCCTTTGGGTCGTCCCCAAAATAGGGGAGAGGCCGCGCGATCCAAGGTAAGCGTCCACGCGAGAGCCGGGGGTGACCGCGCTCGCGCCCTCCCAGACCTCCTTCGCCTTGAGCATGGCTGATACGCAGTCGCGCTCTGGTTTTCGGGTGCCTGCATGGGGCTCTTTGTCCCCAATTGCGCCGATAACGCCCTCGATCATCCTGCACGCGGCTGCGTACTCCACGCCCGTGGTCTTCTGTAGGAGGTGGATGCCATAGCCGGAGCCGCATTGGTTGCAGAAGAAGGAGCCGGAGCCGCCCTTGTCGTCAAAACGGAACCGGTCCTTGCCGCCGCAAATGGGGCAACGTCCTTTTTTGCCTGTGAGGCAGGTTTCAGGAATTCCGAGCGCTACGAGGACCGAGCGCCATCTGCCTTTTGCCTGGTCGATTAGTTGCTTGCTCATGCAGCGACCTCCGACACAGGCCATTCTTCCTCGTGGATTACTCCATCGGCATCAACATGCTCTCGCGTATTACTACCCTTAGAGGTCCTTCCTCGTGGATGTGTATGTTGTGAGTTATCTCCTCCATCTTCCACCCTCCATCCTCCATCCTCCATCTGCGGGGAGATTTCCCCACCAGTTCCGAACTGGTTCCCCACTGGTTCGGAACTCACGCAGGACAGACCAACGTATTTTGTCAGCTCTACCGGCAGTGGATGGAGGTCGTTTGGCTTTTTCGGCCGTTGATACTTCCGAAAATTCCTGATCGCGCCGAAGGGCTTTCCGTCAACCTCGTAGCGCTTCACTATGTTAACGCTCTCAAGTTCGAGCAGTAGCGAGGGCACATCTACATTGTCGGCCGGGAAGAGCCGCATCTTCAACTGAAGCGGCTTCCACTCGAAAACACCTTTGTCGTCTGCCTCCGTCCAAAGGCCGATTGACAGGAGCCTGGCGCTAACCGAACACGAGACAAACGCCTCGTCGGAGAACAGGCCGGGGTGAACGCTTCTAATTCTAGCCATTAACGGGCATCCTCCTGTACTCACTGGCAAGCTTGCACGCCTCGCACGCCTGCAATGCCTTCAGATCGAATTCCCTCTTGAGGACGTTCACCACGTGCGATGGCGTCGGGTCTTGCTGAGAGAGCCACCTTGCGGCGACCCTCACTTTCTCGTCACCGGTCCCTACCGTCATGCGGCCACCTTTGCGTCTTCCAGCACTGAAACCTCAGAGTGCAGGACGTAGCGCGCATGCGTGCCGGGGAACGGACCACCGTGCTTTTCGTGAATGGTTTCGATCGCGAAGCCCATGCCGCGTAGACGCCACGTGTAATGCGCCCAGCGTGGGCCAGGACTCGTGATGGGGGTGCAGCCGCCAGACCCAGCCTTCATGAGCTTGTCTAGAGCCCAGCAGAGCCGGCCCTCGACCGTGATGGGCAGCCCGACAGGCTCGCCCTTGTCCATAATCTGGACGCGCATGCTATAATGTGCTTTAGCTTGTCTCGTCATCGACGGTCCTTATCGTTGGTGATGGGGGGTCGCTAAAAAAGCGATGTCTGATCGAGCGGCGGGGGCGTGAGTTTGGCGACCTGTCCCCGCTGCTTTTTGTTTTCTACTGACCTCATGCGGCACCTTTTGCGCGGTCGCGTTCCCATGCAGTCAACTCGTTCTCTTTGAAGAACTTGCGCCGGTTGACCACCATCGGTTTGGGGAATGCGAGCTTCGGGTCACGAAGCCATCTATAAAGCGTCATTCCGGATATCTGGTATCTCTCCGCGACCTGCGGACCCGTTAGAAACTCGACTCTGGCATCCTCGGAATGTTCTCTTTTCATTCATGGTCCTCTGATCGTCATGTACAACCAAATCTTTACACGGTCTAACTATATCGTGCAAATCCCAACATTCTGATTGCCCACAATTCACAGGCGGCGTAAGGGGTGTTTTGGTCATCGGAGGGCGATAAATGGCACGATCAAGCGCCAGGGCCGGCAAAACTGAGATGCTGACGATCCGGCTGGACCCTAAAACCCGATTCTTGTTGGAGTATGTGGCGCGCCGAAACGGTCAAACAATCACGACGGTTGTGGAGCGAGCGATTCTCACCGCCGCATCGAGCAATCCGATACCCGCTCCGGGAGAATATGACCCTGACATCACGTGGCAGGACATCTGGGACGTCAGCGAAGGCGTCAGAAAACTCCGGATGGCGCGAATTCCTGAACTATTCCCAACATACGAAGAGGAGCATCGGTTAGCTTTTGCCCGTGAGCATTGGCCCTTCTTCTACACGGGCCGGGATTCTGAAAAGCTCATTACTCCATACGTGGACGTCCTATGGCCCCGGATCGATGAATTCCTGCAAATGCATGAAGACGGCCGAGCCAAGGACTACTTCGCAGCGGGAACTGCTATGCAACAGGCTCTTCGAGAGGCAAACCTGAAAGCTCCAGAATGGCCCGTGGCGGAAAAGCCAAAACCGCCAAAGTCCACGCCGCTGGATGACTCAGAGATCCCATTTTAGGCCATCGGGAGACTAGAGGTCTTCTCTCCCACGATTTGTTCGACAAGGTCAGCCCAGGCCGTCAACGCCTGCCGCTTCTCCTCCAAGTATTCATAGCGATTGTAGATGGCGGCCACGCCTTTGATGGTCCCGCTCTTGTGATTTATCACAGCCTCGACCACATGGACCGGGAAGCCAAGCCGCGCCATTCCGCTCGCAGCCGTCCGCCGAAGGTCATGGAAGGTCCAAGGCTCCAACATCACCTTATCCGGATCCAGCCCACGCTCTGCTGCCTCGTTCTTAACGAGCGCCAGCATTTCGGCGTCGACTATCTTCTTCGCCCTGGAGAAGCCGCTGACCGGCGTTTCGCCTGTGGTGGAAAGAAGGAACTGCTTGCCCACCTTCGGAAGCGCCTGAATGATTTGGAGCACGAGCGCAGAGAGTGGGACCACATGCTCCTTGCCGTTCTTGGTCCTCTCCTCGGGTATCGTCCACTGCTGATCGTTTCCAGCCAGCACGAATTCTTTGCGTTCGGCGTGGGCGACTTCATTGCGACGCTGTGCTGTCAAAATGAGGAGCTTGACGAGCGGACCGAAAGGCCACCCGACTTTCTCGCATGCGAGCCAAAGCTGCCTGATTTCCTCATCCGTCAATACGCGCTCGCGGCTGGCGCCCTGCCTAGCGGTGGAGCCCTTCGGGACAGGCGAAGCCCCTACAATATCTCGATCGACGCACCAGTTGAAAAACTTGCTCAGGATGGCACGCACGCGGGCAGCGGATTCCGGCGCGCCCCGATCGGCAATTTTGTCGAGCAGATCAACGACGTCCCGCTTGGTGATCGTCTTTATGTCGCGGGACTTCCAGACGGGTCTTATTTCCTTGTCGATGAATGCGATGGTGTTCTTCTGGGTGCTTTCCCGGTTCTTCTTTTTGACATGCCGCTTGACGAAGTCGTCGAGGACGGCAGGAACGAGGTCCATTTCCGCCGGCCGTTGCGCCTCGCGTTCGGCCCTCTCGACCGCCGGATCGCGGCCGTCGGCGACAATGCGCAGAGCTTCGCGCGCCTTCTCTCTGGCGACGGATAGAGGAAAGGTCGCGTCCTCTCCCAGAACGAATGGACCGATGGTCATCTTCCGCGGTCGACCAGCGTGCCGGTATCGCACCGCCCAGCTCATAGAGCCGCTTGGCTGCACCACCAGATACAGACCCGGAAGCCCAGCATCCGCAATTTCGGTCCTTACGACATAACCTTCCGCAGCCGCGGCCTTGCCGATCGATTCCAGTTTCTTCTGGGTCAGGATTGTCTTTGACAT